GATAATTATCAAAGTTCTCTGTTGTTATATCTAAATTCCAAGAACCATCTAATGGCCAAGTTAAACTATTGTCAGCAATAACAAATTCACCATTTTCTTTTTCTTCGGGGACTTGAAAAGTAACTGTATATTTTGGATTAGATAACGTATTTAAAATAAATTGTTCTACCTCATCTAAATTACTTTTAATAATTAAATCATATAAGAAATTACTTGGTCTAATAATAAAAGAATTAGCAATATTAACCTGATCTGGAAATGAATTGCCAGATACAGTTATTTTTAACGTGCCTGATGTTAGGCTATCTGTTGGGGTTAAAAAGATTATTGGATATTGAATATCATTAACATCTAAAACATAATCTTTAAAATATGTTGTTAAATCCCTATATTCACTAACCCCAATCTCACTTGTAGAAACATTTATTGGCGAATTTTTTGTGAAATCAATCCCAAATGGATTTTTTATTCTTGAAACATCAATATCAAATGTTGTATCATTTGTATTTATATCATAAACAATATTGGTGGCTGTGAAACCTGTTGTTAAATCATCTTTGTATATGCTAACATCTATTGAAGCAGGGAAGTAATTTATTATTTTAGTTATCGAAACTGAAATCCTCTTTGATAAAGAACCATATAATGAAAAATTAAATACTTGTGATATATCATAATTAGGAATCACATTTAGTTCTTTGGCTATGGAATCTCTAATATCTAAAACATCACTAACCCCCAAATCCAAAAGATTTATTGGTCTATCAAAAATATTTGTATAGAAACTTGGTGTTACTTTCTCTGTTAGACTTGGGGTGAACTCAAAGTTACCAAATGTCAACCCCCCACCTTGAACAAGTTGGTATCCAACCAAATTATCAAATACTCCAATTCCACTACCTGGACTTCTTTTAATATAAATTATTGGCATTATTCTATTATGTTATCAAAGTTTTTACTTATATCAATATCATCACCACGGTCTTCTCTAACTTCATATAGCAATTCATTAAATTGATTCCTAACTTCAAATAAATTATATTGTTTATATATATTATTCTCACTATCATAAATGGTATAAATACCATCCTCAATTGATTTAGTTTGGTTTCCAAATATACCAATAGCTAATGTTGATATATCGTGTTCGGCAATCTCAACTTCTAATGTTGTTGGATTAAAATATGTATTTGTAATAACAATACTTTGCCCTGGTTGACCTATAAATGGAACTGCGTTTGTTTTGTTGGATGGCGAGTTGCTTGGTGATAATGTTAAAAACACTAAATTCGTATTGTTTTCCACATACCTATATCTAATTGATTTTTGTGAAGTATTTGTTTCATTAGTAACAATTGGCTCACAAAAGAAAGAAGATGTTATAACTCTAAAGAAATTAGGAACTTTTTTGCCATTATTTAAATATTCAACTCTATACCCAACTAATTCTTGTGCTGTTTCAAACTTGTTCCTAAAATCATCTGGAACTTCATCTAAATTAATTACAATTCCTTTAACATTAGGTAATGCACTTAATACGCCACAATCACTTATTTTTGTCCTAATTTGCGCTGGTCTTAAATATAAAGTATAAAAACCAATTGAAGTAAATTCTGCCGCTGGTAATGTTAAATTATATAAACCCCCAAGCAATTCTTGTGTGTTCACATCATCAAAATATGGTTTTAGGAGTGTTGTTGCAGATAACTTCTTTTGAACAATACTTTCTGTCTGATTTCTTGATGGTGAATATATCATAATAATTTCTACATCTTCGGGGCTAACATCACTAGGTCTAACTGTACCATATACTCCAATTGCCATAATATTTTATTTATTTTATAAATAGTTTATTTCTTTATTTATTTTCCAAATTGAAGAACCCATATCCATAATTTTCTAAATCTTCTATAGTTTTAACCTCTCCAAGTCTAAGAACTTTCTCATACCCTGAAAATTTACCCCTCTCAATGAAAACATTAGAATATATTTGGGTATTTGCCACAGATTTTAATAGGACATCTTCTTTTGTTATTGCACTTAATATTGTTGTGTTTGAAGTCAAACCACTTGTTTCAACATTAAATGTTGTCAAACCAATCTTATAGTCAACATAAACAATGTCTTGTATCGTATATCCAGTATATTCATCGTTTTTACTATCAATCTGACCAAATAAAACATTGTCTTTGTATACAGGTTTACCAACCGGATATGGATTAACACCATATGTTGCCAAATCCTTTAATTTTGAATAAGTATAGCCACTTATTATCATATGAGTGCTATTAATATAATCCTCTATTGGCGCACTATCCCCACTAAAAATGTAGTCATAATTCAATGGTGTGTCTTTCCACGGACCTCCACTTGGAATAAATTCAGCATTCCCATTTGGGTCATCACTTGTTTTAGTTGAATCAAATGGAGTTACTATATTTTTTGTTATAATATTAGTGCCAAAATTATTTATTTGTTTTATTGTTATAGTATAATATATTATTGGGTTGTCAGGCGAATTATTCGAATATGTATGGGTTATTGGATTATCAACAAAATCTTCAACCAATCCATCCCCCCAATCAATAACATAATTTGAATCCTTTGTAAAAGTGTTTTTCGCATTTGATGTATTATAGACAATATAATTGTATTCAGTTAATGCACTAAATACAAAATTCAAAACAGTTTCTTTTTGTAGGATTGCACCATCAAATTCAGAAAAATATCCAAAGTCAACATAATTTTGCTTTAACAAAATAGGGACATTAAATGAAGTTGTACCTCCTGTTAAAACCTCATTAATAGAATCATAAACACCAACTTGCTTTCCATTATAATCAACATATTTGATTATATCTGAAAGTGATTCTGGCGATATTTTTATTTTATACAACATTATACTGAAACATATTCATACCATTTTATTGGGTTGTTTGCTAAACCCACAACTAAATTTTCAATCTTCATATCAAAATATTCATAATTTTTTTCATCATAATTTAATTCTAATTTATAATAAAAATCAAAAATAGAATTCAAATTATATTTGTCGGTTTGTAATTTACCCTGGCACAAATTTGCCATCCTTGTAAAGGATCCATCTGAACTATTGAAATATGTTGCTGAAACATAGAAAGTATCTATGTTTAGATAGTTTTTATCCTTTAACCAGTAAATAAAATAATTCTCGCTATTACTATTATAATCTAGTGTGTAAGTTGGGGTTTTTAATCCTCCAATACTCTTATTACCATTCTCAAGAGGAAATATTGATGTTAAATAAATTTTTTGTTCTTTTGATATTGGTGAATCATAAAAATCTAATTTAAAAAAAGAGTTCTTAAATTTATCTGTATTAAAGACAATATCTTTTTCTAAAAAATCACCATTTAAAAAACTAGAAATCCATTGCGTATCATCAATAATCTTATCACCATCCTTATCTTTAAATAAAAAAAACTCAAAATTCAACTGGAAACACTTCTCTGGTGGAACATTCATTTCTGGTTGACATTTTTTGGGCGAAAACCTAGTTAATTCATAATCAATTTTGTTTTGTGTAATTTTATCAACAACACTATCTTCATAAGAATCAATACTATCTTGTTGCCCCAAATAATCCCAATTCATCTGCACAGGCAAATTTATTGATAAATCATCAATATTTGGTTTTATTATTTTATACTTATTCACACTCATCTATTATTGGTTTTTGATTTTCTGTACTTCCACTAATTTTATTTTCATATGAATATCCTTCATGTGTTAATCTAAATATAAAATAACCAAAAGGATAATGCGCATTATTTGTAAATGGGTAATTAACCCCCCTTGTTTTCTCATCAAAGTAACCAACATCATACAAATCACGCCAAATAAACTCGTTTGTTTGTTTTAAAAACACAGCATAGTTTGGTATATTGTCAACATCTTTTGTTGTACCCCTTTCTATATAATCAGAGAAAACCTTTATTACAATTTTATTATGTGGTTTATAATAATACCCATTTTTTTGATTACCAATTTTAAATATTTCAGGATTATGTTTTATCTTATGATTATATTCTGAAACAACCCTTTCATTCTGTTCAGAAATATTCCATTCACAAAAATCCCCATTGATTATATCTCCAACCTTATAATTATTATTATAATAAAAATCAAAACTAGCAGAGTTATCAGCATTACTTTTTGTATAACTTGTTGTTGGTATATTTGTATTAGATGATGGCAAATCCCACCAGCCATTAGGCTCTTTTGTTATATTAAATTCCCAACCTTCCTTTAAACCTGTATTATTATTTGGGTTATTAAAAAACCCAGCCATACCCTTGTGTATAACAGAAAAGTACAATTCAGTTATTGGCCTCTTCTTGTTATCAATTAAACCGCTTAAATCAATATCATCATCCGTAGTGAAATTATATGATGTATTTGAATTCCTCCTACCCAACTTTATGTCATTTTCATAAAAAACAAGACTATATGGGGAATCATAAATGTTTTTTTCATACCCAGATTTAACCCCAGTTATTTGGTCAACAGATTTAATAACTTTATGCCTTCTAATATAATAAGAGGATTTTGTTTCTGCTATATTATTTGGATTTATAACCCTCTTTAACGCCCCAATATAATCATTTGGTATTATTGGTTTTGAAATATCCACAATATCTATGTTTATGATATATTCCTCTGATCCATATTTTTCATCCCCCAATGATGCAACTTTAACAATATTCTCATTCCCATTTACTATAATGCTAACATATTCAGACAACAAAATACCATGCTTAACACCACATTTTAATCTTATATAATCTTTTCCACCTAACTTAACATGTTCAGAAACAAAAGGAATTCCATTAGATGCCATCCATTTTAAATTTTTATCATATAAATCAATAGACAATTCTATATCAACCTCATCAAAAGGATATGTATAGCAATAAGACCAATTATATTTATACGATATTGAACTATTATAAATATCATACTCCACATTGATTGGGGGTCTAAAGAAATCAAACTCATAACTATTTAAATATCCATATTTGTTTGTGATATTCAAATTATCAGTGTACTCAAAAAATAAAGTATCCTTGTACTTATCATAATTCGTAGTCCCAGTATAAACATTGTTATAAACAAAATTTAATTTTACTGTTGGTCTATACTTATATGACTCATTTCTTTCTTTTATTGATAAATCGGCCAAATCAATATTTGTGTTCTTATCAAACTCAATAAGTTCTTTCCTGTCACTAAAAAGTTCTATGCTCAATAAACTATCTGTTTCTTCAGCTGCTTTGAATTTAAACTTATTTGGAACTACTTTATAATTACTCATGATGGATACCTATTTTTAAATAAATTCATAGCCGAACCCCCTTTTATTAACCCAAAATAAAAATAATAAGGTGAACCAACTAAAAACTTCGTACTAGAAAAACTATCAAATAAGGTTATTTCGTTATTATTTTGAGAATCTACAGCATATATATAGCCACGACTATAAATATCATCAGCTAAATTACCTGCTAGTGTTTTTGAATTAACAAAATAATTATTTTCAGCATTAATTTTTTCAAGCCTATCTAATTCCTGGTAACGCCTACTTGTAACTTTTAATTTTGTATTATCATCTACCCACTGGTTTTCATCAGTACCAAAAATATATTTATTAGCATCTTTACCTTTTCTCCCCCATATATACATTGGCACTTTCTGTGATTTAATAGGTATAGGAATTTTTCTTTGCAACAAATCATTATCATTTCTAACATTTATTCTACTTGGTGTTAAATAATCCCTAATTTGCAAATCCTCTGTTGAGGAAGAAAAAAATACACCAATAACATTCTTTGTACCTATACCTTTGTCCACCTTAAAAATTTGAATAGGCTTTGGGTTTATTTCATCATAGTTTTCTGCCGTAAACTCTAAAACCCCTAATTGTGAGTTTATACTAAATAATTGAGCCAAATCTCCATCAACCATTTTCAAATTACCATACTCTCTTGTAAAAAACTTATCAATCACATTTGAACCAATCAAACTATTTAAGAAAGTTGAACTAATTAATCTTGACACAACATAAAAATTAACTAGCGAATCATTTTCTTGATACGAAGTATTTGACATTTTATTCATTATGTATCTAAAATCTTGTATGTCTGTTATATGTTTAATATATCTAAATGTTTTTTTACCTAAATCCATAATGGTTGTTGGCCTTCCAACTACACCATAAGGCGCAAATGAAATAAAAGAACCGTTATAATAAGGTGCTGATCTATAATATAAATTATTTGTTTTGTTATCAAAATATGCAGTTGCTTTACAATACCTTGCTTCAATAACACTATTTCTTTTACCTATTTTAAAATTTGTCTTTAAAGCTGGTGCATATAATACACCATTAATCCAGTTATTCAAGAAAGATTCAGATATTATACCAGCGCATAGAGACCTTGTTACAGAATTTCTAAGATTCCATTCTAATATATTTGATATATCAACACCAATATCAAGAATTTTTCTTCTTAATAGAACATAACACCCATTATCAACACTACCTTTATCAACACATTTATCATCTATACCAAAATCATCCCCCTCGCCTTTATAACAATCAAAATCAACCATCTTTGAACATTCATTAAAACTAGATATTAAATCACTATTGGTAAGCCCAGACAAGTCAATGTCCCCAAATGAATCATCCGTTCCAACAGAATCAACAACCACGTCACCCCCACTTGAAAGTGAGAATATATAAGCCCCAAAAATTAAGTTTTGTTGTAATAAAGGGACATTAAAATTCCAATTATCATCAGGCCTATCCAACTGGTCTGACGAAGGAAGTCTATCAGTCCTCATTACATTTTTAAACTTATCTGTTAATCTAACATAAGGCGCAACATGGAAACTGCCATATAGAGATGGTGAAACATAATCCATTTTCTTTGTAACATCATTATTTGATTTGTTATTAAAGAAGAAACTACCCCCAGCCAAATCATCAAATGTCAAATAAGAACCATTTTGAACAAATATATTATCACTAGATTTTGGGGTTATGCTTGTACTCACATTTAACTCACTTAATATAGGATTTGAAGCTATATTATTATTTATGTAGCTAATATCAAATCCAGAATAATAACCTCCATTTTGGAAGGTTACTGACTTAAATTCACTTCCTGGCGTAAAAAAATAAGATGGATAAAATATTTCACTCTGGTTATTGTGGTTTTGTATTGTTTGTCCATTGGTTATTTTTTGTATTGGAATATTTAATCTAGTTTGTGTCTCTACCTTTATGGCCAATTCATCTTGAAACCCAAATATTCTACCAAGACTATACTCGTTTGTAAATAGGGGGGAATATGGATCCACCCCTCTTTGCATAATCACAACATATTGTTCATCAATATTCTCATAATAATCCAAAGTTTTCTTGTTTGTGTTTGCTTCAATATTTGAATTATTACTTCTACTATATCTTGTATCACCCAAACCGTTTAATATTGTTGGGAATGACCTAGCAAAACTACTTGGATTGGACATTTTTATAAACTCTGTGTATGTTATAGCTGTAATTATTTGGTAGTATTCAATATCCATTGGATATACATAGTTTGTAACCAAATCATCTGACTTTGGTATTGTGTAAATTATAGACTTATCTGATTTATCTGAATCTACATAATTTAGTGTAATATTGAAATTACTTCCACCAACTGTTGTTCCAGCAATGCCTTTCTTACCATTTAAGACTTCTGTATTTTTATCATCAAAAGTTGTTTTTGGATCAATAAAACTTAATAATGTTCCACTTGTATAGAATTTTGGAGTTAACACAGTTAAAGTATTATCATAATGATATTTTCCAAGATTTTCATTGTTTGCAAATGTAACCCTTATTCTATTTGCATAAGAGAAATATTGCCCCCTAGTATTAAATAAGTTAATTCTTTCAGGTATATTTAAAGTTAATTGGTAAGTGAAGAACTTATTAGAGTTTACAAACTCAAACTCCTCTGATATGGTTTCTTTATAATCATTTATATTATCAAATATTGTTAGCTTGCCACCAAATGCTTGACTAACTGCTTGTGCAAAATATTGCCTATCTTCTTTTCCATCACCTGTTTGTGGATTATATATTGTGCCAAATATATTAAAACCATACTGATTAAAAAACTTATTTAAACCCCCATCAACCAACAATAATGAATCCAAATATTTTCTATAATAATTATTAGGATTACTAACTGGTGTCAAAAACCCACTATCCAATAAAGAATCTGGTTCATCAAGAATAGTAACTGAATCACATTCGCACGATGTACATGATGGATATGATAATATTGGTAGTTTTATTGTCTTTATTTTAAACCTTGTTACACCCAAAACTTTATTAACATCAAAACCAAAAAATTCTAATATAGCTTTTAATATCTTACTAATAATAGTAAAAATATCTAATATCAAATTTACCACAGCTGAAAATATATGAATAACAACTACCAATGGTAATAAAATAGATGTGGTTATAAGTGATATGAAAAAATTAAAATAATTTATAATAAACCCAAGAAATGTTGGATGTTTAATACCATCATTTGTTGGAAATTTATTAACCCTAGCATCACATATATCATCAGATATACCTTTTATTGGATAGTTGCTTATTAAATTACTTACAGTATAAACTCTATTATAATTGAATTCGTAGAACGTATCTTCACATTTAATTGCATCATCTTGATTTGCATAGCCATCCCAATCAAGGCCAAAATAATATGAACTCCTAAGTTCTTCAATAATAGTTGGGCTACTTGTGTTATTAATTGGGTCTTCTGTTGGATTCAAATTCCTCCACCCATACTCCTTAATATTAGGCAATAAATATGTTGCCCTTTTTGTTGACTTATTTAATTCATCTGACTGCTCCCACTTAACCTTAAATCTATATTTCCCCTTAGTAGGGATTCCCCTTGTCTTATCATTTGTTATGACTTGCTCCCCATTTTCATCTGTGATAACATAATCCAAATTCATAGGTATATCCACAATCCAAGCGCCATTATCATCAATCACATACCCCCCACCTTCTATTTCATATTGCTCCAAGATAGGTTTATCAAACTTATCCAATTCCAAAGCCTGCCTAATTGCTAGAATTTGTCCGGTGTTTGCAATCAAATTGCATAATTCACCTTGTTTGTTTGGGATATTGCAATTTATTTTGGTTGCTAACTTATCTGTTGTTGATATTATGGATCCAATGAATACAGCCGTTGGTTGTATATCTATGTTTGCATCATCCCTTAAATCAAAATCAACCCTATTTATAGCAGGGCTACAAGTTTCTTCATCACCCCACAATGGAGAAATGTCAACTGGTTTTGTTAATGAAACAATTTGTGGTAATATCTGCAAGTCAGTAGATGCCTTAAACTTACCATCTTTCAATTGGTCTCTTGTGGCTAAACCCATTCTTATAATATCCTCTGGCGTTAATGAGAACTCACCCATATCAGATAAGTCAAGATCCATAAAGACAACTTGACCTCCAAGAGGCACACCAAATATCATATAATCGCCACTTGAATTTGTTTTGACTGTATATTTGTAATACTTGTCAAAAACTTCAATGGCCACCGTATTAAACAATACATCGTTTAATGAAGGAAAAGTGCCCGTTGGGACATGCCCAAAATAAGATTCTTCATAAGGTAATAAATTATACCTATATCCATCTTCATTTGTGTCTTTCACATTTTTATATGGATATATTGCATTTATAACCTCATTGTTGGCATCTTCATCACTTATTGGTATGAAAATTGAAACCTTTGCATTTGGTAATCCAAACCCTGTGTTTGCTGTCACCCTACCTGTAACAACACCGTAGTCAGAACAATTTAATGAGAAAACATCTGATTGCCTAACTTTAAAAGATAATATTTCTAAAAATTCAAAATCTTGTTTTAAATCAAAGTTTATTACCTTGTCTTTACCTATTTCTGTCTTTATTCTAAAAGAATTGTCCATTTAAACCATTTGTTTATATAAATATTTTATTGTTCATTATTTATAATAACAATATTTGGTTTAAAATAAATAACTTACCCAATTGTCATACCTGTCGCCAACTTAGCTTTAACCCTAATATCTCTTTCTGGGTAACGTATATGATATATTTCTGATGGTTGTGCATATATTGTATCGTCAACTGGTCGTATAATCTTATTATTAATATCAGAATATTCCATTGATGTTTCACCCCCAGAATAATCCCCACTAACCTCATTCTTAACCATCATCTCACTTATTGCAACAACACCATTCAATGTTTGTATGCTGCTCTTTAATTCAGACAAATTAACATTTGTACCTAATTGCATTTTTTGTGGTGAAAAATAAGTATTTATAACTGTAATTATATTGTTAATAACATCTTTTGATGAAAACCCTGCTGATAATACAACACTAATGTCAATACTAACGTCAATAACTTTGGCAGATGTAACCACAATGTAATCATTTAACATCCTATAATTAGACAAATAATTAGCAATATTGTCTGCCAAATATTTTGAATTATCACTTATCAATTTACCATTTATATCATATGAAAGCAATAGTATCTCGATTTTGTTGTCTTTCTCCTGGATGGAAACTTTTGCTGGCGCACCAAATTCAGGTGGCATATTGCGTATGATGGATTCATAATCCCTAATTGTAACCGCTCTTTTCTGTGCTGCAAAATTATAAGATACAAAGTTTCTAACCTCTTCAACACTAGGTAAACCTGCCCCACCTATTGCTGGGAATAAATTATTTACCCTAAGTGAATTAACAACCGCTGCCTCTTGCGCAGAATTACCAGCATTAATAACAAAATTATTAATACCTATTTGTGTTAATGTGTTTGGCCCTAAATTTGTATTTAACCCCCCTCCAACTCTATACTGGATAAATAATGTAGTATTTGGTCTTAGTGTTCTACCTAATGAAAAATTGTTCAATATATTCTCCAAAGTTGGGGATTGTCCATTTAATGTGAAATTATTCAATTGTTCCATTGCTGTGTTAACTCCACTACCAAATGTAATCTTCTTAAACCCTTCTGGCGTATATTCGCTAATAAATCTATTTTCTGTTTGTATATACTTGCCAACCTTTATTCCTGCATTGCCTGTATCTTTTGTGCTGTCAATTATAAAAACTCTATCTTCTGCCAATGAATCAACCTCATACCATCTATCAGTTTCACTTAAAAAGTCAGAGTTAGGTGGAATTGTCCCAATCTGTCCATTTTTCAATAAAACACTCGTTATACCTAAAACATTTTTATCAGGCAAAAACAATTCAAAAAATGGTTTTACATCAGAAGGTGTTATAACACGTTTGAATACTTTTGTTGTACCATTAATAACTGGTTCTCTTTTTGTTAAGGTATAATTTATAATAATATTATTTAACCTATTTGGTATTACCGTTCTATTCTTATTACCTTGTGTATCATAATCAGATGAAAAATCAATATCATTTAATGTTTCGAATATTACTCCATTCCCAATAACTTGAGCCCCCCTCTGCAATAATCCTGCATATCTAATGTCTGGCTTATCTCCATACACCGGAATAGTTATTGAAAAATCACATAATGTTACAGAAGGTCTTTGCCCAGGTATTTTTAAACCATAAGTCTTTGCTATATTATATATAGATGACTTTTGTTGTGCATATTGTAAAACTGTTTCTTGTAAACTTCTATCAATATGATAATGTAAATTATCAGCAACTGCCGCATTTAAGTCCAAAAAAACAGAAAATATAGACGCATCATTAAAATCATTGATTAAATCAGGATAATATGTTTTAACATAATTTATTAGTTCACTTCTAATTCCTTGGAAATCCCTAACACCATAAGATATTTTCTTGTCTGCCATATTATATATTTATAATTACAAAATCACTTCCAGCAAAAGTGCTATTTGTTGTTGTATATTCTATTTTTATTCTTGCTGTATTCTCATAAGTACCTTTTCCTGGGGATCTATAAATCTTATCCACAGAACTAGACCCCATTTCACCTACGTCTAATTTACTTGTTTGAACCTCATCGCTTTGCAAAATTGGCTCAATTGTTATCTTGTTCAAAACTAAATTGGGTATGTATTTGTTAACAGCACTCCTAATATCATCTTCAATAATGTCAAAAGAAACAACATCCAAAGGTTCAAATAAAAATTCATAAAGCCTTGTCCCAAAATCTGGTAAATAGTATCTACTACCTTTTCTTGTTAATAACAAATGCAATAAAGACGCTCTTATCTCCTCTGATACATATTCTGTCATCTTTAACCCATCACCTCTTGGTGAAGTGTCAAAAGGAAAATCAACACCATATGTAAAGCCTTCAGCCATTATATCTTATTTAGATATAAATATATGCCTTTTATAAATTTGTAAACTATTTTACTTTATTGTATATTTATATAAAAAAAACTATGAAAACAGTAACATTATCAGAAGCTAATTTAACTAAATTAATTGCAAGAATTGTTGAAGAAAAAGGAAGTGAAGGTCTCTTTATGGACTACCACAAAGAAGGTAAAGCAAAAACTGGCAAAAAAGCAATATCTATGGTTAACAAAATTATGGATAAACTTTCAACAATGAAAGATAAATTTGAGAATACTAATTTTGCATTTAGTGAGGCTGATGTAAAAAAACTTGAACGTATTTATGATACATTGAGTGGAAAATAAATTTAAAAGCCCCCAAATCTAATTTAATAGACTGGGGGCTTTTTATTTAACAAATTGAATCTACGCCTCGCAACTAACACATTCATTTATATTCCTTGCAAATGATTGTGCTGAACTTTGACTAAACTGATAATATAGGGTTTTAACCCCCTCCTCATGCGCATACAAATATAATTGATTTATATCTTTTGCTGGAACTGAGGGGTGTATCATCAAGTTAAGTGATTGTGATTGGTCAATATATTTTTGCCTCTGTGCTGCTTGTAATATAAGTTCTTTTGGTGATATTTCAATGAATGATTTGAAAACCTCCTTAGTTGGGAAATCTAAGTGTTGAACTGATCCATCCTTCTTCAAAATACTCTCCCATACTTCTGGCGTATTCAATCCATATTTTTGCAACTCACCTTCCAAATAAGGATTCTTATAAATTGTTTTTGACTTTGCCAAATCCTTAATAAAATAATTTGATTTTATTGGTTCAATACCCATACTAACTTGGCCATGAATAAATGAACTTGATTTAGTTGGGGCTATTGCTATTAAGGTGGTGTTTGCATAACCCTCTCTCAATGATTTATAACCTTTTTCTTCAAACAAATATCTTGATGTTGCGTCTGACTTTTCTTTAAGTATTTTGAAAATCTGATTATTCAATTGTTTTGCCATCAAAGATTCAAATGGAACTAATTTTGATTGGAATAAAGAATGATAACCCATAACACCCAATCCAATTGCCCTATGTTGTGATGCAAATCTATTTGCTCTCTTCATCCCTGCCATCTTTCCAGATTTAAGAATGAACTCATCCATAACTGCATTCAAAAACATAACATAAACCTCAATAGCATCACTGTCTTTAATCTCATCCCAATGAACTAAATTCAATGACCCCAAACAACAAACAAAAGAATTTAATGAATCTGTTGGTAATTGAATTTCTGAACAGTTAAATGTTCTCAACCCATTTGATACAAAGATATGTTCATCATTATCAACTGTTGGACAATATACTGGCTCATTTTCTAATTGCTCAATTGCAACAACCTTTGCCCTTTTTTTGGTATTATCTCTATATTCTCTTTCCTCAATAATTATATTTTTTCTTGACAAGAATTGTGTTTTATTTTCAATAATTAAGGCATCATTTTTACTACCAAATATTAATCTCCAACAATCTTTTGAAGTATAATAGTTATGCCCACCTTTACCATCAGGCATTAAATGTGAACCCTCTTTTCTCAACAAGGCAATTGAACAACTTAATCCTAAATTTGTAAATAAAATTTGTAACTCTTTCAAAAAATCTTTATTAATATCAGCATATGCTATTTGTAATGGCTCACCATTTGCTGTACCCTTAAATGCTGCACCATCTGCATATAACAACCCTTTTAAGTATGCCCATATTGTATCTTCATTTGATTCCCAAATCCAAGATGGAACATAACCTTTCTCAAAATTTAATGCTTTTTTCAAAGTTCTTGACGTTAAGCGTTTCTTTTTGACAAGAGATTGACTTACTTTACAATCATGAAATGTTGCAGGGTTTCTACTTCTCATCCCAACTATTTGACCTGTTTGATTTACAATACTATATCTATCACAACCATACTTATAATGTATTCTATTAAACTTTTCTTGAATGTCATCAACTAAATCAAAATCATTCTCCCAAACATCAATCATTAACTCATCCTTGGTTTGCGTACCATCTGATTGATATAATCCCAACAAATAAGCCTCATCTTGCATATCCGAATTACCAAACAAACCTTTTTTTGTTTGCAAAGCAACGTAGTCACCAATTTTTAAATCTTTTGCTTCAACTCTTACAATATCTTTTGTTGTATCATTAAAAACTGGTATCCCATGATTGAATGTCACCTTTTGTGTCATTCCATTTGAATATGTTATTTTCAATATTTCAGCATCTTCATTTCTTAATAACATAGGAGATGATTTAACCGCTTCATTTCCACTAAATAAAACTAATTCCTCCCCACTCTCATATAACTCTTTAACAGTCAAATAACCTTTTGATGTGACAACTCTTTGGTCTTCTGTTAAACAAAGATTTGAAGCGGTTATCTCCATACCCAATTCTTTGTAGGGTGTGTTGTTATTTGAATTATCCTTGAACATGATATATGGAAACCCAAACTCATTACGTCTTTGAATTATTTTTGCCCATACCTTCCTCTTGGTTGGGTCTCCCCCCTTCATATCGTTAATCCAATTATCTGTAACTGTAATTCCATATTGCAAATTTTGGATTGGATTGCCTTCTGTTCCAATATCCAGGAACTCCATAATATCATCATGTTCCACTGGCAACCAAACCGCACACGCGCCTCTTCTTGCCTCTGATTGCTTACAAACATCAACAACTGTATCATATACCCTTGCATAATGAACTGGACCATCTGCTGTTCCACCTGTTGATATCTTACTACCCCTGGCTCTAATATTACCTAAATATGCACTTGTTCCACCACCATATTTTGACATCATTCCAATCTCTCTTCCAGCATTCAAAATGCTATCTAATGTGTCATCAATGTTTGATCCATAACAACTAATAGGTAATCCTTTCTCCTTACCAAAATTAATCCATACAGGTGTTGATAGGCTGTAAAAGCCTCTTGCCATATAATCCTCAAACTTATTAGCAAACCCATCAATTTTTAAATATTGCTCTGCTTTATTTGCAATATCTTTAATCCTTTGTTCGGGAGTTTCATTTATATACCCCCTTGATAAGAAAAGCCTACTCTCATCATTTAGCCAATAATATTTTTCTTTATTCATTTTATTTGTTTTTTAAAATAAGTCATCCTCTGTTATGCTCTTGCTCTTTTTATTATAATCTATCTGCTTCTTATAAAAGAAATCTCCCTCCTTTGTTGATAAAATCTCCACATCAAACCATAATGTTTTCTCAATCTCTGTAAAATCAACCTCAAATACTGGCTTCATTCCAATTCTATTCAACGAATTGTTAAATCTATTTTGAATGAAATGTTTAATTGTATCTTTTGATAGGAAACTTAATTCACCATTCTCAAATATCCAATCTAGTATTCCACATTCAGCAGCATATGCTTTATTACAGGCTGATACAACTAATGCTTCAAATTCTTCATCAAACCATTCTGGATTTTCTTCCTTAATAATGTTGATAAGTTCTGATCCAAAATTACCATGAATCTCCTCCTCCTTTGAGGTGGCCTCAACCACATTTGAAATACCTTTGAATAGATTTTTCTCCTTATTAAAGGACATCATAATCAAGAATTGACTAAACAAACTCACATGTTCAATAAACAATGAAAATAATAATACAGATTTCGTGTACATTTTATTCTCTTTGCTCCTTGTCCCATCCAAATACTTTGTTAGATAATTAATTCTATTTTTTATGGCAGGGATTTCAATAACGGTCTGGAACTCATCCTCCAATCCAAGAATTCTTAATAATTGAGCATAAGCATCCTTATGTCTTACCTCGCTCTCGGCAAATGTCATACCAACATCACCAATTTCAGTTATAGGCATTCTTTTATAAAGATCAGCCCAGAATGTCTTAACATTTACCTCAATTTGAGCAATAGCCAACATTGACCTTTTAATCACTTCCCTCTCCTCATTTGATATCTTTGTCTTATAATCATCAATATCAGTTGTGAAATTGAATTCAGAGTGTATCCAGTATGAGTGTCTAATCGCATCCTTATACGACAATAAGGAGGGGTATTCATAAGGTAAAATATTTACCCTCTTTTCAAAAATATTCTTTTTCATTTCTATATTATTAGGTTAAGATAAATATAAAAACAAAAAATAAAAGTATCACTTTTTGATTATAAAATATCTTTATCATAAAAAATTATCATTCTTCTTAGCCAACAATTCCTTTATCCTCTCTTTCTTCCGTTCAACTTGTTGCTCCTCAAATCCTAAGAAAGTTGATGTTGTGTCGGTATCAATTTCAAGCATTTCATTATCAAACTTACAATTCTCAAATACAATACCATCTTTACCAATCCTTGATTTAGTTATTGCCACAGTTGCCAAATTCATCTCCTTTTGTTGTAAACTCTTTGCAATACTAATGATAACATGTCCAACCTGGGCTTTCTTTATTGACCCCCCCATCTGGTCATTTGTTACCACATTAGAAGAGATTGATGCCCTATTACCTTGTGTACCTAACCACCCAGCAATATTCAACTCATGGCACATAGCCTCAAAGTGTCTAATGACTGATCCTTCATTCTTCCATTCATCATTACCTTGTCTATCTGGAACAACACAATCAATATAATCCAATACAACCAAATCAAGTTTAATCCCATCAGCAATAACTTTCCTAATTTGATTCTTAATTTGATTCATTGTTAATGTATCAGATGGTAATTTCTTTAAAATCAACTTATTTGTATGCGTTTTCTCAATATTATTTACTACATCATAAACAATATCCTTATGATTTGGTAACTCGTCTGGGGATATTTTAGTCCACAATGTTATATGCTTTCTCTGTATAATCTTTGGATTATCCTCAAAAAATATGTGAAGCACATTATAATTATTGTTGAACGCTGTGTTTGCAATTAAGGTCAATAGAGTTGATTTACCGATACCTGGTCCTGCAAATACAATACCAACCTCACCTTTTGCCAAACCCCCCTTTAAAAGAACATCTATGCCCTTTACGCCCATTGGTATGGGGTGTCTATAATCCTCGTCTAACACATTTACCAAATCATTGAAAACTTCAAACCCATTCGTTTCCTTTACTCCAACTTGCAAAGCATATCTTAATAATTCTTCAAGTTGGTCATAAGATTCAAAATCTCCTTCATTGATAACTTTTTGAGCCTTCTCTAAAACAATTTTAACTTCCTCCTGTTTGCAAAATTTTAATGCCTTATCTTGAACAATTTCAACACCATCAAGAGGCGCATTTCTAACTTTGGTAATGGTATCAATTACAATTTTTAATGCTAACTCTTGGCTTATTTCAGACTTTGCAATAACTTCCAAAGTTTCAAAGTTAGGGGATGTATCATACTTTGAATAATATTCCTTAATCATTTGTATGATTAATTTAAAATATTTGTTCTCAAAATAGGAAACTTTTAAAAAATCAATTATAGCCCTAGCAAATTCCTTATCTAAAATTATTTGGTTAATTAACTGCAATTGGAACGTTTGCCCCAAGTAATCAAAATTTTTGGACATTTTTAAAATTTTATTAGTTAGACAATAAATTTTTCTCTAAATACTCATGAGTAAGATTATCACTAACTAATACTGATGTTAACTCTTTTAAATAGTCTTTAATGAAAGGTCTAACATCAACTGTGTATCTAACTTTTGGTGGATACAATTTACCATCAATAATCCTATGTGAAACCAATTGGTCAGCTATCTTAATATAAATATTAAAATGTTCTGCACCATCTGTTGAGGATGTATTCATGACATCTGGGTCCATTGTGATTGTTGTTTGATTTTCAGTCAAATACTGAACTGCTTTTGTCTTCAAAAACCAAGATAATTCTTCAGCAAAATACCTTACAGATTCATACAACTCATAAGATTTCTTAACATTTGGATTAATGTTTTTTACATTCAAAAATCTTTGTACAATAATGTTGTCATTAAGTGTAAGTAAAAATTCAACTTTTGTTACATCAGTTTGTTTCATTGTTTTTTTTGTTTTTAATTAATAATTTTTTTTTCTTTTCTGCTCAATTTCATAAATGGTCTAACAAAATCAACCCAAGCATCATCTTTCTTTGGCAAGAATTTAAAGAACCCATCCTCTGACATAAATCTAACTAAATTTTTATAACTTCTATCCGTGGGGTCTATGCTTTCAACATATACTTCATTCACAGCTTCAATACCTAAGTTAGTTATCAATGGGTTTTTCAAATCTATAATTTTACCTGTTATCGCATAAAATTCATCACCAGATAATCCTGACTTGCTAACACCATTTATTAAATTACTAAGTGATTTGTTTGGTTTTACATCGTAATGCTCTTTAGCCTCAATTAGTAATTGTTCCAAAGTATAAGCATTTTTTTCGACATTAGGAAAGTATTGTTTTAATTTTTTTTCACCAAAATTTAAAACCCCATCAATATTATCTGATTTGTCACCAATTATAACTTTATAAATAAAGATATTGCTATGTGGTATTTTTACATCCTTAAATTCAACTAAATCACCATTCTTAATATACGATTTAGATGTTGGCGAAAACACCGTTACATTTTTAGAAACCAACTGTGTTAAATCTTTGTCACCTGATAAAATTATAATAGTTTCATCAGTAGCAATTTTTGTATAATAGGCAATCAAATCATCTGCTTCGTTTTGTTCAACAATACATTGTCTAACAAAAATTTCCTCAAGGTACTGTTTAACTCTTTCTCTTTGGTAGAGATAAGACTCATATTTGTAATCATCAACAGGCTTTATTCTATTCTCCTTGTATTTAGGATAAATTTCTTTTCTTGATAAAGAATTCTCTGCCCCATCCCAAAACACAACAACTTTATCGTGATTATGTTTATCAAGAAACAACCTAATTGTGTTTAGAAAATGGAAAACCCCACCAATGTGTTTGCCTTCTGAATAAAATTCACGAACTCCATGAAAACCAATTGTAAATAAATTGTTTCCATCTATTAGCAGGGTTTTCTTCATCTTATTCAAAAATTATTGCGTCTTCTTCTTCCTTTTCAGAAAAAGTAATGTCCCCATCTCCGGATAAAATACCATTCCAGTATTGAGAATATTCTTTCTTATATTTTTCAATAGCCTCCTTTGTGTCTGGTAGATAACCTTGTGGGACTGCCAATATCTTGCCATCCTTATATGCTATACCAGTAACGTGGTTCTTCAATATGGATACTTTTGTCCTAATTGCATAGGAAACAGTTCTGCCATTCTTTGTTGCGGTAATATGGTTAATACCAGCATTCTTCTGGTTTCCAAATAAGAATATTAATGAAGATGCCAACCATAAAGCCTCGCCACCTTTTGCCTTGATTGTTGGTTGCCCAAATGGTGAGTCTGGTAATTCTACCCAAGGTTGATTAATAACAACCATTGTGTTATGGTAGGGGTAATCCTCTTTCTTTGATTTTGAAATTCTTGAGTGAATACCCATTCCAACCTTATCAGCAAGAACCGCTGCATTATGCATCTTACCACCCTTACCATCATAAGTCATCTTACAAGGTATGGATCCAATACTATCAATCAAGAATAAAACAGAATATGGTAACTCACCCTTTTCTTGCGCATCCAGAATATCATTAATGAAATCTGTCATCTGCTCAATATAATCAAATGAATCGTTAAAAATAAAATCACCATCCCATTCACCATCCTCATTGAGTTCAGCATTCAATCCTAATTCAACAGCATGAGCCCAATTCCACTTCTTTTCAGTGATAATGAAGATAGGTAAGTGACCTTTCTTTTGTGCATCAGCTGCCGCCAATATCATTGCTGTTGTCTTACTCGTATTTGAATGACCCAAGAACATATTGATACCACCCATTACTGGACCAGGAACACCACAAGCATTGTAAAAAGCATCACCACATGAATAATAATCCTCTGGCTTATACTTTGTTTTTGTTGAAAACTTCTCCTTGATAGCATCAACGCTAGTTGCTGCTGCCTTTTTCTTTATTGCGCCCATATATTTTTTTTGATTTAAGAAGAGAGATTTTTTGCACAAAGTACTGTTTTATGGTGCTTTGCGCAAAAAATCTATTTTAGGTTAATTAAAATGGTAAATCATCATCACTGTAATCATCTTCCACAACAACGCTTGTTTGTTGAGTTGTTGCATTTTTTGCAACAGGTGCTCCACCTCCAAATGAATTCTCATCACTTGTTGAATTTAAATACACAAACTTACCCAAGTTGTTGTCCCATTGTGGAGTTTCCCCCCTACCAATAGCCTCCAAATATTCTTTTGGTTTTTTTGTATATACATCCTTCCAAGTAGATTCATCTTCAAGCCATTTTTTAACTGTATCTGCATTTGTTGACAATGGAGTTGCATCATCTTGCATAATAGTTGCCACAGTTGTGTACTCTTTACCTTTTGGATTTTTGGTTTTAACTAATTCAATTACCAAATCACGCCCAGTATCAATATCAGTTATATCACCTTTTGCTCTAAAAATTGGAATAATCTTGTCATATATTCCATCTTTCTTGTAACTGTCTTTAAATCTCCAATACTTAATACCATCTTCTTCGCGGTCTCTATCAATCACCTTCAAAACGTAAAATTTCCTTGGCCTGTACTCTTTAGCCATTTCCTCATCCTCCTTTCTACCAGTTGACTTCAAACTGTTGTAGATGTCTGTTAATGGAGATGCCTCGTTGTCATTTAGACCTGGGTCATAAAATTTCTGTGTGTAACCTTTTACTCTAACCTCATGAAACCAACCCTCCTTAAATGGAGATGAACCATCTTTTGTTGGTAAGATTCTAATACGTCTTTGTCCTGATGATTCTTTATCACCTAACAACAATGTAAAATACCTCTTCATTCTTTCTTCCTCTGTCATTTGGGACTTCCCTGATTTTTGATTTTTCTCGTACTGCGCCATTATGGCATCTAATGCACCCATAGTTATGTTTTTTAAGTTTTATTAATGATACAAGTATAGTAAAGTTTTGGGCAAAAAAAAGGGGTTATTCACCCCTTTCCTTAAATTTTTACATCAAAAATATTATCCTCTTCATCATCCGAATTAAATGTATTTTTTATTTCATCTGGATTAATTTCTGTAACATCATCTGTAGTTAAAACATATTCATTCTTTCCACTTTTTTCCATCTCAACCTTCTTGTCATCAAAGAAATCTGATAATTTTTGATTAAAAGGATATGAATCATATGTTCTTAACTCCAATTTCTCTTCAGGTGTCTTTTCTCTATATTTCTCAATTGTCCTTTCCATAGATGTCAATTTGTCAAAAATCTTATCCATTTCAGACAACTTAGTTTCTAAACGATTTATTTGACCAAATAAATTGTCAAAATACTCCCCTTGCTTAGTTTCAATTGATTTTTGGGATGTAACCAAATCTGTAATATCTAATTCTTCAGAACCCCCACCTTCATCATCATTTTCTTCACTATCACCTTCATCATTAATAGCTGTAACATCATCATCCATAGTAACATCAATAGGCTGTGGTTCAGTTGTGCTTAAAGGATCAGTTCCACCTGGGGCTGTTGGTGGTATAGGCGATACCTCGCCTGGGGGTGTTGCTGGCGCATTTGGCATAGCAAGTGGGTCTTCACCCTCTAATGGAGGAGGAGGTGGCGGTGCAGCCTGTTCAAGAATGTAATTATTTATCTTGTGATAACGATTAATTTCATTTAATATTTTCTGATCAATTTTCATATTTTTTTATTTTAATAAATTAGTCATTTAAAAGTTCTTTCAAACCCCCTTGGGTTTTAACTTTAACATTTCTATTTGAAACTTTATGGTTTTCATTACGCTCAATCAATCCATCTTTTTCTTTAACAACATAACATTCTCCTGTTATTAAATCACAAACTTCATGTGAACCATCATCTAGCAATGATTTTTTACTTTTATTTAAGTAGTTGTCTAACTCTCCAGTAATGTTCATAATTATTTTTTTTATAATAAATATCTGATTTATAGAAATAATCTATTCAAGTTTAGGATATAAATTTAATTTTGTGTAGTTAGCATAATAAAAAGCTATACTATACTCTGGAATATCTTTTTCTTTGCTAATTATTTTGTCGTTTGGGTTGTAATTTTGAGAAGATTTTATTTTTTTATCTAATTCTTCAATTGTTTTTTTACTTGAGTTTTTAAACCCTAATATACTTACACTTGTATATGGCACATCAATTGAAGGTATTATGTCCGCTTTAAACGTTATATCATATCCAGTTGCCCCTGATTTAACAACAATATCAAAATTAACAATTTCTGGACTAATATTTGAAGCGTATAACTTAATTAAAGCATTATCAATTTCTTTTACCACATTTTCAGTATAAAATAGTTCTTCAATTTTTTTGGCACTATATTGAATTACAATATTATATGGAACTTTTATCTCACCTATTGGCATATTTGTTTTGACACTTGGGGCTTTATATGTAAACACGCAACCTTCCTCAATGGTGTTTATTTTTTTAGTACCACTAATTGAATTATTTGTTTTTACCACATTTTCAACCTCCACTTCAAATGCTTTTGGATTTATTGCTTTTATACTATTTGTAGCATCTTTTAATTTTAACTTTAATTTATCATAATAACCATTTGAATTTAATTTAGCATAAGTATTAGATGCCAAAACTTGTTGCATCGAATCCTCACCATATAGCCAATCAATAACATAAGCATTAACAGTAGGGTCTAGTTTTGAATCATTTTGATTTGCAACGTTCCATTGATCCAGCTTACCATAAACTCTTTCAATAACCCTAGCCATATAATCAATATACGTAATTAATGATGGGAATATTACGAACGGAGTTTCACTATCTGTAACCAAATTTTTAGCACAGAAAAACTGTTCTATATTTTGATTATAATTTGTTATTGTACCCCTATTATAGGTCAACCAAACATTACCAAAATTGAAATGGTTTGCCTTGAAATTCTTCCCATCAAAAGATGCCAAATATGATATTTTGTATATCAAATTAGCATAATTTACATTTGGAACTTTTTCTGTTATCGCTTTATACATCTCTTGTGATGAGATTGTTTCAATCTTAACCTCATTATTTTGTGAGAATTGTGCGTATGAAGTGTATAGTAAACTACCACAAGCACTACTATTTGTTGGAACTGTTTTTGACGCTTGGTTATTATTTGTTGCGGTATCTTGACCAATCTTATCACTCTGTATTGTTTTTGAAAATTGACTTTGTATCTTGGTAAGTAAGTTTTCATTTATACTAGATAAGTATGTATCTATTGTTGGGGGTGAATAAATACTTTGCCTAACCCCTTTAAACATTGTTTCGAACGAACCTGGATTTATTTCATGACTAACTTCTGTAATAAAATATGGACCTTCAAACATTGGTAAATGTTGTAATTTAAAATACATAGTTGGTTGAATAAGCGCATTACCCATACTTCTTATTGTCGCAGTATAACTTAAATTCTTATACAAATTGAACATTGAATTATTCTGTGTGGCTACCCCCCTATTTGAAACTGAATTTCTTATATTTTCAATCATTTGGATTGATTCCGCTGTTGCCGTACCATTATTTTGGTCAACATCAACACCATAAAAAATTGCTTGATTTTGTGCGCCAACATCAACAAGAAAACTAACACATTTATTTGATTGCGACCAATCACTCTTATTTGTTTGATCCTCCAAAAAAGGTATTTCTTGCGACCTATCCCAATCAAAAGAATCATCATGAAACCTAAAATCCCTATTACCTTTTAATGTTGTAGAATCCCTTCCAGAATAAACACAAACCAATTTTGGTCCAGATTTTCTATAATCAACATTAGTAAATAAACCCCAAGTATCATTAGCAACTTCTGTTGCACTTTGCACAACATCATTTATTGAATCCCCAGGTGATAACGCGCCATAAAAATTAACATAAGATGGCATTGGAAAAATATTGAAATTGTTCTTTGTTAATAAACCACCTATGAAATTAAATGCTGGCATATTAAGATTGATATTCCTATCATTAAAAATCTTCTTCAAATCAAATATATCTGCATAATATAAATCACCAATGTTTCTTGAACCCCTATCCAAGAATAAAACATCCTCAAATAAAGTTCTACTCCTAAAATCAGAACCCGAAATCCATTTGTCATTTATTGCTTTAAATGTTTCATACAAATCATATTTTGATAATTTACTATCAACAGCAGTATCAATTACATTTACTTGGGCTATACTAACATTACTAATATCCGCTTTAACTTTATCCAAAGTATTTGTCAAAGTGTTGGATAATAAAGAATTTAACGTATCTTGATTTGTTTTTAAAATACCATAAAACCCATTTGATGTTAGTTGGGGGTTTTTATATTTCTGTGTTGCGTATATTTTAATTAAATGTGCAAATCTAATAACATTAGCCTCATTGAATTCAATACCATTCTCAATAAAGAAATCAGTTATACCTGAGTTGGTGTCTGCATATTTCAATCCATTTATTGTTGAAAACCCAACATATAATTTAAGTGCTTTCCAGGCTGCTGGATTTGCAGCCTCTGATACCAATAAAGATACCTCATTTGGCAATGTGTTCCTAACATAAGGATTGAATCTTACTGGATTAGATATAGATGACTTATTACTAATATGGTTAAGTAATGAATTGTAAGTTATGTGATTATATTGCGTTGGATTGCCATATTTAAACAATACATCATAATTTAAAAAGTTCGATAAAACTCTTCTTATATTATTTGATTGATAAATTTCTGATTGAGTTAAAAATTCATATAAATCTAATTTAGTTGAATTAGGTGGCACTTCCATCAACTGTCTAAACAATAATTGGAAATTTCTAAATTGTGTATTCTCATCTTGATAATCTAAACCCAATAAACTTATTTGGGCAGCATCATCAACAATATCAATATCGTATATTGATTTGCTAAAATCTAAAAACTCTTTCTCAAATAAATTTAATGTTTCATAATCAAAAACCGCAAATATATCTTCAATACTTGAATATGTTGTGTTTGTATCCCCCAAGGTGAATGCGTTATCTGTGTCTTTTTGCACATTAAAATATTCATTATAACTTGGTTTTTTTAAATCATTAAAATCAAAAGTATTAACATCATCCCCATATATTAATCTAATTGACCCATTATGTGCTACTTTTAATAATTCGTCCTCTGAATATGAACTTGTTTCTGTTTCTTGATTAAATGAATTAAATGATGGGAAAGTATAATATTTGGCTGTTAAATCAAATTGATTATCTTCGCAATAATCTGAAAAGAAAATACTATCGTATATGTTTTGTGGTACAAGAACACCCCAATTGTCAAAAGTATAACCACTTTTATTACTATAATTTAATGTATTTATAATTTTAACCCCCCTATTTTCCGCATTACTAATTTCTTCATTGGTGTAATCCTTAAACAAATCAAAACCATTAACAAAAACATTGTAATCATTTATTAATTTTGGATAAAACCCTGTGTTTATTTTTTTATCATCCTTTAATTTAATTTTTATATCCATATTCACGTTGTAAACAAAATCTGGATTTGCATTATAATTTTGTTTATAATCAAAATCTTTCCAAACCTCATCAAGAATATCCACATTGCTATTCACATAAGTCTTATATCTATGCCATATTGAACCATATTTTAATATCCAAGCATAAGGTAACTTATGTATTGCAGAATATTTAACAAAAGATGAAAAAACAAATCCATTTTTTTTATTTGTATTTTTGTCAATAAAAAAATCATTTAGATTAGCTAATGGTAATGAATTTAAAAAAATATAAGATGCTGTCACAAATGGGGTCTTATTATTTACTCTCCATTTCTCTATACCAGAACTAATAGCATTGATAAAGATTGGGGTGTTTAACAAAGAAATGCTCTTTTTAGCCAAATAATTATCTTGATATATTTCGCCATATGTTATTTTTCTAGTCCTATCATCTGGAAAATATTTAAATGGCCTATTATTTATTATATCATTTACCTCTCTAAAGTTTGTAATAACATTCCTGCTTGTATTAAACAATATTGTATCTTTTGTGTTGTATATATCTAATATATTATCCTTGATACCTAAATTTGATTCTACCCAGTTTGGATCAGAATATGGATACACCCAATTAATATTGTTAGTTATTGGTGCTTGTCTAATTTTATCTACTATTTTATTAACATCAAAGTCATTCATAATTGGGTTGCTAAATTTATCACTTAGTTTTGTATAGGTGTCAATGTTATATATCTGACTTGGATAAGATACCAAATTATTTATGTAATTTGTGTTGTAATATCCATCTAAATACCTTTGGTAGTTTTCTGAAACCCCATTTGATATTTGCAACAATAAATCACCATAATTGTCCCCATCAAGACCACCTTCTGAATTTAAATATTTTTGCAATTTTTGTAGAAACAAAATAGAATTTGATTCTAAACTT